ATACATGCCTCCTCATCATAGCGGATGGAGCGCTTCAGGAACTGTAAGCTCAATATTGGGTCGTAGTCACTCATTCGTTCACCTTTCGTCGCCGGGGTGTACTCAATCTCGTATCTCGCCATTATCTCTCCAAATGTTCGTGCGTTGAAATACTTCAACACTTGCCGCGACACCGCTACCACGTTGTCGTCTCCGTAGACTTTCATACAAATGTACTTAACAAATGCAGAAAGTTTTGCCGCAGCCAGGACGAATTTGGTCTCGCCCTCATACTCTTCTTCATCAACGCCACGAATCAGCCTCTCAGCTCGCTCATGCATTATCTCCAAATAAGCATATTTACCGTAGAAATCATTCACAACACAATTCAAAATCGTAGTCACAACGCATCCACTCTTGTTTCCCTGGAAGGAAACATACATACAGTTTCCCACACGATGTACCGTGAAGGCGACTTCTTCCATCAGGACCCGTCTGATCCTGGCGTTTTCTTCGCCATCATTGTACCAATCATTAACTAGTTCAACGAAATAATCAATGATTAATTGTGCACGCATCTTGGAATCGTACTTGGAATAGTCCCCATCAAATCCGACATCACTAAAACTTAGTAATTTCTTGATCATCCGGTCCCACTCCACACTATCCACGTTCATGCCTACCGCTCCAGAGTGATGTTCTCTGTTGCGCATGTACCAAGCTATGTACCTACCAAAGTAACGCTTGCACAAAATCGTGTGGTCGAGAGGTCCTATGTTGAACACTCTCGCTTTGTGTCGTTTTTCTAAAGGCCTTCTTTCATCCTTTAACGTGTCGCACCACGTTGATGGTATCCGCTTCCCAAGCTTCGCCATCCTCAACCTCTCATCCAATCTATCTCGCAACATTGGATGGACAACTTGTAAATTGCCAACTTCCCCGTTGATGAAAGCCGACTTGCCGGGTTGATTACTCTTTTTCACTTTGACAAACGGAAAACCTGGAGATGAATCCAGGTTGATTCTCTCAGCATAACGCTCCCCCTCTATTCCATTTATCGCCTCTTTTTCACTCAGAATTTCACGTGGATAATCCGGGTCAATACTAGATTGTTCGATTTTTGTAAACTCTAGGACTGTTTCCAGTCTTTTGAGATCGAAGTCACTACCTGTAACACCATTTTTCTCCACTCCTCGCTCCAATGGGTCATAATTCATTGCCTTGCAAAGGGGGTCGAATTTGCTAAGGCATGCTGGTCCTGTTGTTGGTTCATACACCTCACCATGTATCTCGCTCTTACGTATTTCAGTCTTGTTAGGCTGAAACAACACGTCTTTTGGTGGTATGCGTCCAACAATATAAAATCTACCATCCGGGCACACAGTCAAATCACTCGCACTCTGAACAACCATTCGTTCTTCAAACTCACATGGTCCAGTATCATTCACTTCTTTCACAACCAATTCACGCAACAACATTTCTCTCGTTATCAAAATAGCGTCACCCACTCCTTCTAATCCAGACACATGGAATCCAATAATCTTTCCTGTTAGATGAGTGTTTTCAGCCACAATCAAACCTCCACAGTCTCCCGCAGCAGTCGCAGCACTATACTTGAACCCATGAAGGGCACTAGTAAATTCTCCGTTTCCTACTCTGTTAATCAACTTCGTGATCTTATCTAGGCGTCCAATCTTTGAAAGGGTTAAATCTCTCTGAATTGTATTCCTAGAAGCCAATATAGC